GAGCATAGACTTCCTCGGTGAAGACCTTGCCAGCAACGTAGAGTTTGACTTCACACTTCATAGTTCATAAGGACCAGTTCAGCCCTGCTTGCTTGATCTGTATTATAACTCCCCACGCTCCTCATGGTGTAAGTGTGTGCAAATTCCGCTACTGTCCACCCTTTGAACCTCTCCCTAACCAGTTGAGACGAATTGTAAGATACGAGGTGAGGAGCGATGTAGCGATCGCAGTCGCTAGCAAAATCATCATGGGAGAAGCATTTGTGCATACTACCTCGCCTTCCGTATAGGTTAGATTTAATATCGTAAGGGGGGTCTGAGTAGATGAATGTTCGTTTATCGTCGGTGAATAAGTTCTCATAGTGCTTGTTAGTAATTTTCCAATGTTGAATCAGTTCCTGATAGTAGGGTAACCTTTCAATACCAGCAAGAGAAAAGTTACTATCAGAAGCACTAGAGGAAAAACTGCTAGACTCGGTGAGACCTGAGAAACTACACTTATTAGCAACATAGTAAGAAACAGCCCTGTGAACTGTTTCAGTTTCTTTGGGATCCCTTGCCAGATAATCTTTAGCTTCCAGAAAAAGTTGTTTAGCGGAAGCGGGGTCAGGGTGCCTTTGTTTAAGTTGGAGGAGGATGTTCTTAACTTCATTGGCGTTGTCCTGGATCTCTCTCCAAAAATTATAAAGTGGTTCATACAAATCGTTAACCCAGATATCAATCTTTGGATATCGTTTGGTAACTTCTAAGGCAACACTACCGCCGCCAAGGAATGGTTCATGATAATGATCGAACTCCTTGAGATCAGGCATGTATTGAAAGAGTTTACTCAGGGCACGACTCTTGCCGCCTGGGTATCTCAATGGTGTTTTCAGGGACTTGATAGTCTGGGGCATGGTATTTCAGATATTCACGAAAGATGTGCTTCATTTCTCGCTCCGTCATTCCACAATGTAGAGCAGCAGCAGGAAGGTTCATTGTAGCACGGAACAAACCTTCGTTCGCTTCTTTAACGTTATCAGGTGTCGTTTTGATCGGCAAGGTTAATGTCCTCAATACAGTCTACGGTTACAGTATGTTCACCGACTCTATACCAGTGTTGTACAACCCCACAGATATCTGGTCGATCTCCTAGAAACTCCAAGTCATCACTCTTATGCTCTCTCAACCACGCTTGGAGACGGTGGTGCATCAGTTCATCTTTACTAATCATTTGAATTCACAACTCATCATAAGTTCAGTCAGACATGCCAGAAGGTTGATCTCCTGGTCAGGGACGTGCTCAACGTCACGTAAATACTTAGCGACAATGAGAACAGCTTCTGGAATAGAAGGACCCTTCAAGACATTATAGCAAGCGTCATAGATTTTTCTATAGACAATATCTGGTTCGTTGTTGAGATTGTCAACAGTCCACTTACGAACAGTCATGAACTCTTTGTTCTTCATTGCTTTCATAAGACCATCGATGTTGATGTCTTGAACGTCAGCAAGAACAGCAGCAGAGATCTCACCACTAGCAGCATAACGCTGGGTCTCGTTAATCAAACGACGCCAGTCTGGATAGAAGCGAGTGACAAGTTTGGCAATAACTTTGTCCTGATACTTGACATCGTTATCTTCAAGGATGAACTTGATACGTTGAAAGAAAGAACCTTGTAGTTCCATCTTCGCTTCGTTACTGATCTTGAAATTGATCACAGTACAACGACTGTGAAGGGGATCAATGATCTTGTTAGGGAAGTTACAGGTGAAGATGAATCGACAGTTGTTGTGGAACTCCTCTACAGCGGTCCTGAGAGACAGTTGAACATCGTTAGTGGTGTTGTCTGCCTCGTCGATGATGACGACCTTGTGGGCGGCACCAGAGGTGAGAGAGACGGTGGTAGCAAACTGCCTCACACGGTTCCTCACGGTGTCTAGGAAGCGTCCCTCGTCGGATCCATTGATCACGATGTAAGAGGCACCAATCTCCTCACACAGCGCCTTAGCGACGGTGGTCTTGCCCACACCAGCAGACCCTGCCAGCAGCAGGTTAGGCAGTTCTCCCTGCTCCAGGAACCCCTTGAAGGAGTCTTTGATGTGCTGGGGCAGGATACAGTCATCGACAGTGGTCGGACGGTACTGCTCAACCCAAAGGAATTTTTTCATAATTAAGCGAAGTTAGAATTGATCAGAATTCTATTCTGATGTGTCAAAGGTGAGTGTCCCGTGTGATATAGACTGCCATCGAAGACCAGGAGTCTGTTCTTCTTAGGTGTCACACGATGTTCAGTCTCATCATACACCACAGTGTCCCCATCTGAATCGGAAACATAATATATGGTAGTAGTGTTCTGAACCCCTGGCATGTCAACATGACGATCATGTAAGACTTCTACACCAGAGCATACTGTCATGTCAAGACGACAACGGAGAAGAGTATCTTTCTTCAATTCATACTGAATCTGATACAGCATGGGTTGTAGAAAGGTTGATACTCTCGATTGTGTGAGACCTGTATCAGATTTATAGATCCAGTAACTAAAACCGTGGTGTACGTTGCTAGCAGTTTTGTTCTGGGATATGTTTTTATTAAAGTACCACTCTTGGTTAGGCGAATCTAAAATACTTTCAATCTGATCGGCATACGATGGAGTTAGAAAGTCATCTATAATTCTCACGCTAACGGTCTCTCAAATTCATTAAGAACAATATCAGATGCTTCCAGAGCATCCTTCATATACTCTACACCTTCTAGGGGTGTTGTTTCATCTCCACAAGTAAAGACATCACAGATTGCTTGACCAGACTCAGGCCATGTGTGGACACTGAGATGACTCTCAGCGAGCAAGGCAACACCAGTAAATCCTTGGGGATCAAACTTATGTACCACCAAGTTGATGAGAGTTGAGTTACATGCCTGGGATGCCTTGTACAGCATCCTTCTCATGTACTCGGTATCTTCCATCAACTCAACGTTACACCCCTTCAAAGTGAATAGAATATGTCTCAAGGTTCCAGGGCAATGTAGTAGGTGAGAGGAACGTTACGATGCTTCCACTCGGAGATGAGTTTAGAAGAGATCTTAACGTCATACAACGGACCAGTAGGATCCACAGCATTCATCTCACCACTGTATGAGTGAAGACGAAGGTTGTCCACCTTGATATACAGACCGTCAAAGTCTCCAGTAGTCTCTCCTTCCATAACCTCAGAATAGACATTGGTGGTGTCATTCTCACGGTCACACAGTTCCATGGTAATCACGTTGTCCTTAGAAGAGAACTTCAGGTCAGGCAGATTGTAGATGGAGGATGCTTTCGACAACGAACGAAGTGAATCGATGGTCATCGTGAATGAGAGATCTCCACCAGGGAACTTGACATCACGTTCTGGAGCAGACTTGATAGTAATCTCAGGATCGCTGAAGAAATACTTACAACGTTTGCCAGAACCAGACAGAGTTACATACTTCTCATCTTCAAAGTTGAGTTTCAGATCTGGACCAAACAATTCAGAACCAAGGAGGAACTGAGAGAGATCATAGATACCAAACGTTTGGGGGAACTTCTCAGAACAATCGTACTTAGCAATCATGTTCTCCCCCACGCTGATAGTCTTCAGTGTGGAACCTTCACGTACCAGGATAGAACTGTTGATGGTACAAAAGTTCTTAAGAACGCTTCGGGTTTCCTTTGTAAGGGCAATAGTTTTCATTGATTGTAAGTCTCGGTAACAGAATTTTTGTCGCTGAAGTGGAGGAGCAGCAGACCGTAGTGAAGGATCTTGACGATATCACGACGGGCGGTTCCTTTCTTATCATAACGAGAAGCATACTTGAGGATGTTACCTCGGCAGAATGCTTCAGCATCTCCACACGCTTCGATAAGGTCTAACGTTTGGATGCTGTCGTTACCAGCAGAGTAGTGTTGGTTGTACGTACCAACAATGTAGTCACGTAGCTCTTGGAGTAGAGCTTCTTCATTGTATTTTAATGCCATATTACGAGGAAAATATATCTTCCAGTTGATCATGATAGCACTCAATAACTTCCCCGTCAACTGTCTGTACGGTAAGCTTGAGACCTTCACCATCGATGATCTTAACGGATCGCCCATCCTTAAGAAGGGCGATCTGACCACGGTATCCATGGAATTCATTGCTCATCAGTTTCAACCTCCTCAAGGTTAGCATCGATTTTGCCATAGAGGTCCATGAAGACTTGCTTAGTTTCATCATCGAAACGATTCACACAGACTTCGATTGCCTTCTGGCGCTTACCGAAAATCTTGTATGCCGTAACAATGTGGACCAAACGGCGGGTGCTGATCACTTCATCAATGCCACCGTCCTTGAATGTACGGCGGATGATGTCTGCCCAGTCAGCAAGTTTGGAACAGAACTCACCATCATCACAGATCTTCCTCAGGATCTTCTGTTCGATAGCGGTAGTGGGATAATCTTGTTCAAAGGTGAGGGCGAAGCGTTCCAGGAATGCCTCATTGAGAACGTTAGTTCCAATAAAGCGACCGTCATCGCTGCCTTTACCTTTAGTATTAGCAGTTGCAACAACATTAAAACCAGCGGTAGGGTTAACATAGCGTCCAGTCTTCTTCAGGAAGACACCCTTGCCTTCAAGGATAGACTGGAGACACAGAATTTTATTGGATGCCAGATCGATTTCGTCTAGAAGCAGCACAGCTCCCCTCTCCAAAGCTTCAATGACAGGACCATTATGCCAAACAGTTTCGCCGTTAACAAGACGGAAACCACCAATAAGATCATCCTCGTCAGTTTCAATGGTGATGTTTACACGAATCAACTCCTTATTTAGAGCAGCACATGCTTGTTCAACACCAAAGGTCTTACCATTACCTGACATCCCAGTGATGAACACAGGGTAGAAGGTATTGGAACCCAGAATCTTTTTAAGATCTGTGAAGTTACCGAACGGGACAAAGGTCTCATCCTTCATCGGAACAATGTTACGATCGTCTTGAACGATCTCTTCCAGTTGCTCACGTGCTTCTTCGATGGTCAGGTTCCACTTGCCACGACCAGTCTTGTATGGTTCCATACGATTGGTGATTGTAGCATATGAATAACCCATGTACTCAGCACCTGCCTTAAGAGCTTTGGTGCCGACTTCTGTACCATAGTTGTTCTCAATGTATGAGAACAGTTGAATCATGTCTACTTGTGCTTGGCGGGGCATGGTCTTTGTTGCTGATGTAGTAATTATAGGGTATGGGTGGGGTGCCAGGGACACCCCGTGGTCAGTTTCTCAACTGACTTTTGATACGAACGAGGAGAGAATCTTTTTGTTGACTGCTTTCTTCTTAAGCATGGTCTTGAATGCCTTACGAATCTCGGTGGTCTTGGCACCAGCATCAACATCCAAAGAAGTATCTTCAACGGAAAGATTGGTGGCACTCATGATGTAGAGAGCATCGTAACCAACATTCTTATCAAGTTCCCAAGACTTTGTTTTTCTCCAGGACTTCATTACATTCTCCATACCGTTGACAGAACTAACATCGTTAGTTTGACGGTAGAGGAAACTAAAGTCACTGCCACTGGCAATTCGGAAACCAATAAAGTTTACCATAGGGAACGAATCTTTCAAGTTCTCAAGAAGAATAACAGGGAAAGAATCGGGAATGCTGTGTCCTACAGAGCGATAGGTCTTGCCGATCTTACGGTCACGAAGGTGACAGTTATGACCAACAGTGTTCTTGCCCCAGTAGTCAGCACCACGAAGGATTCTCATGTCAACGTCATAAGAAATGCCAGCAGAATCACCATCAGTGAGAATACAGACGTTGAGTTTTTGTACCTTGCTGGACTTCAGGAACTCAGGAATGATTGTCTTAAGAGAGACAAGCGTATCGTTGAGAGGTGTGCCAGAGAGATCAACACCACAGGGGATAGTGTACATGCCAGAACTAAAGCGTCCGTCATAGTACATTGCCATACGCCACAGGTTCCTAGCATCCTGATCAAAGGTCTTGCTATTTACCCGTGAGGTAAGGAAGTTAAGCAGACTGAATCTCTTGTGAATAGAGACTTGATTGTGCTTAACATCATGGGCAGATGGAAGTTGATCGTAATTGTAGTCCTCAGTATCTGACAGCAGATAGTTGCTCCACTCGTAGGTGAAAGCATAGACTTCAAACGGGATCTGAACTTTACGGCAGAACCAGCAGAGGTTAAGAAGTTGCTTGACTGTATCGAGCAGTGTGTTGCTCATGGATCCAGACCAATCAAGGACAAAGATCATACCGTGGTTCTTACCATCGGGAAGGATGGTTACCTTTTTGAAGAGATCTTCGTTGTACTTGTAAGTGTGTAGCTTAGAAGTATCAAGCACACCAGTCTTAGATTCACCAGAACGAGCGTAAGCGTCAGCAGACTTACGACACTCAAACTCCTTAACAAGATAGTTTACCTCCTTCTGTGCTTCGGACTTGAACTCCTTATATTTACAATCCGTTACATCGTAAACATTTCCCCAGTGTTCAAGTCGTAACTTAGCAACCTCATTGAAGTGGTTCTCAACGTAAGGCATAACCTTAGAACGATCAACAATTACCTTGCTGGTATCAATCTTAGGCAGTTCCAGATAGACAGGATCAGAACCATAGGTTCTGCTGAGATCTTCAGCAGCACTATCAAATGCTTGCTGTGTGTGAGACTTGTCTTCATCCTGAGGCATAGCAGGTTTGCCATCAGTAACTGTGTCACTAGCACCAGTTGATTCAGAAGGTTCTGGATTGCCGACACCTTCATCATCACTCTCTTCTGTTCCTTCCTGATCACTGTCATTCTTAGTAGCAGTCATAGACTGACCAGGAGCATCAGATTGTTCCATGGGTGCTACTGTCTCTTCTTTCTTTTGATTGAGGAAGTCAACCAGTTTCTGACAGATCTCAATCACATCAGCAAAGGTCTCAGCAATATCAATCATGCCGAGGAACTGCTTCTCATCATCCTCAAAAGGAATCATGGAGTATGAACCGATCTTGTAGTTCAGATTGATACGGTCGATCAGGTTCAGGTTGTCAAGATCTTCATCGTTGATACCAAAGAAGTCCTGATCATTCAGTTCTTGATAACCTTTGTAAAAGTCTTTGGCGAGACCAGGGAACTTACGTTTCATAAGTTTCTCGATCCTGGCATCCTCCACCACGTTGATAAAGTCTTTAGGAATACTATCGTTCCATCCATCCAGAGGAGTGTAGAGAGCGTGACCCACTTCATGACCGACCAACAGATCGTAGACAGTGTTGGATGCTCGGTCCCAGCGAGGAAGGGTCAGCACACGGTTGAGAACATCAAAGCTGGCAGTGGTCACTTTACGGTGCTCAACTACAAGGTTCTCGGTAGCGAGGAGTCGTGCCAGATTGCCTTTGATCTCTTGGGTGTTCATCGCTTTCCTTGTTTGTCCACATACTATAAAACCCCTAGTGGGTACTAGAGGTCAATAGTGGACGGTTTGTCAGGTGGTTCTGGGGTTAGGCGGCGTTGCCTTTGGAGTACCATGTAGTTTCTTCAATGCTTCCACTAGTTCTGGAGTTTCCTCCCATTCCCAAGTATCACCCTTTGTAGTAACAAATTTACGTGTTGCCATAGTTCTCCTTATTGAGTTTCTACTTCTGATTCAGTCACCACACTGAAGTTCTTGACCTTCTCAAATGATACAGTTCTATCGAACTTACCTTCAAGACTCTCCTTGTGGGAGATTACAAAAACGTTGGTATTCTCATCGAAGTTACGTAAGATCCATCCTAGTTCACTGCTGCCTCCTGTGTCAAGAGACCCGTCAAAGATCTCATCAAGGATCAGAAGGTTAGTATCCACAGAATTCTTAAGCTTAGCGACAGCACGCCAAGTAAGCAGCAGAGCAATATCAATACGAGCCTTTTCTCCTTCCGAGAAAGATTCGTAGGAGAAAATGTCTCGGTATCTAGATTTAATAGTTTCCTCGAAATTTTCATTAAGAACGAAGTTTACGTAGAAATCCATTCTCTTCAGGTAGTCACCAATCATCCTGTTCATGGTGGGGAGATAGGTCTTGATGATCCTAGTCTTGATCCCATTGTCCTTGAGCAGGTGACCAGCAGTGGTTAGAACATCTCGGTCCTTCTTAAGACTAGCAACCTCGCCAGAGGCGGTCTTCTTATCAGACACAAGTTGTTCCAGAGTTTTGAATGCCTCTTTCTTATCACCAGTGCCAGACTCAATCTCTGCTATCTCGGATTCAATTTCTTTGACAGAATTTTTTAACAGGTTAATCTGATAGTTAGATTTGCTGACAGTGGTGTTGAGAGAAGTAATCTCCTCTGTTAGTTCAGTCCACTTACCTAGTCTTTCCTCTTCAGCAGCGATGGCGTCATTGAGTTCATTGAATCCAATCGACATTTCATCTTGCTTCTTCTTACCGATAGTGATTTTCTCTCGGCGAAGTTCATCAGAAAGTTCTTGAGTACAGGTAGGACAAACGGTGTTGTCATTGAAGAACTGGTTCTCCTTCTCACAACTGTTCATCTTCTGTCTCAACTTGATAGAGAATGTGTTGAGCTTCTTTAGTTTATCTGAACAATTTGAATATTCTTTCGTCTCTTCAGATAACTTATTGATGGTCTCAAGATCCTTTTGTACGTTGAGATGGATCGAATCGATGTCAACGAACAGGGTCTCGATCTTATCTTGCTTCTTTTTAATATCAGCTTTACTCTTCGTGTCCAGTTCTGCCAGATAGTTTTTCTGGATCTCAACCTTGTCCTTAAGAAGGTCCAGTTGATAATCCAGTTCTCTAACTTCCTCCCCATTCTCACGGATCTTGTCTTTCAAGATAGTGTTCATGGTAGAGAAGATTTGAATATCAAGGATGTCCTCAATAATATCTCTTCTCTGTGCCAGAGGAAGTCTCATGAACGGGACGAATGTGGATGATCCCAGAACTACAATCTGTGTGAAGGATTTGTAATTCATCTTGAGCACGTTCTGCTCGAAGTGTTTCTGTTGATCTACTGCCTTGCTGTTCTCATCTAGGAGAGCACCATTACAATAGATCTCAAACTTGTTAGGTTTGATACCACGTACTACACGGTAATCAGTTTTACCGATAGTAAACTCGATCTCTGTCTGACAATCCTTCTCGTTGACACTGTTGACCAGGGCAGGTTTGTTTACTTTACGGAACGGTTTTCCGAACAAAGAAAAAGTAAGGGCATCCAGAATGGTGCTCTTACCTGCTCCGTTAGTACCAACAATTAGGTTTGTCCGATGGGAAGTCAAATCAACTTCGGTGAAAGTATTTCCTGTGGACAGAAAGTTCTTCCAACGAATTTTTTTAAAAATAATCATTCCAAATCTTTCGGCGGTATCAAGAAATCATCCTTAGTTATTATAGCATACTTGTGGTATCTGTCCTCACAAGCATCGATGATCATTTCTCTTTCTATCTCTACGATCTGTAGTGGAGGGTTATCATCATCCGCCTCCATCATGTAGTAGTATCGCTCAATGTCAGTCTCTTCCTCAAAGATAGGGATAACCTGCTCACCATCATCAGTGATGATAGAGTACACGCCATCTGGTCTATTCTTTAGAGTGAGGATATACATCAAGCAACTTCACAACTTTCAATATATAGGGTCCTCATTAATTTCTTCAATTCGGACTTCTCTACTTGAACGTCGATCTCGTCTACGTATTCATTGAGAAGAGTCATGGTATCTTTGATGTCAAGATTGACATCTTCTAGATCTTCTGGGTCTACCAGAGTCTCTACAATTTTTACATCATGGGCACCAATGTTATAGAGATCGTCAATGACTTTCTCAAACTGTTGGTAGTCTCTCTTCTCTTCAACAATAACCTTAACGAAGGTGTTACGGTATGTCTCATCAATCACATGCTTTTCGTTTGCTACATCGTTGTAGTAAACCTTCTGGAAGATCTCATAAGGATTCTTCACCCGCCGAATTTTATTCTCGGCAGGTTTGTACAAGTGGAATCCACGTGTATCCTTATAGTCATTCCAGAACATCTGGTAAGGGTTACCGAGATAGGTAATGTTTCCCTTGGTTGACTTGTGATGATAGTGTCCAGAAAACACTTGCTTAAATCTGGAGAACAGTTTGGGATCCATACCATGCTCCATCTTCAAACCAGGAGTTACTTCAAACCCGTCGAGTTCGAGGTGTCCCATGACGATTTCGGCATTCGTACTTTCGAGATGCGAAAACGTCTCTTCTTTGTTTTCTTTGTTAATCCAGGGGACGAGACAAATTGGAGTATCCTCAATGTAAGTAGTACACACTCCATTGTATACCTGAATATTCTCATAGTCTGTCAGCAGTAGTTCTGGGGAGTTTACACGATTGGTGTTCTTATAGTATACACAATGATTACCAAGAATCATGTGTACAGTGATACCCATATCATGGAGACGATCAAAATAATTCCGACGAATCCGACCCCACACATTAAAATCAATGCTCTTGCGGTTGTCAAATGTATCCCCGAGATCAATGATCTCCGTGATTCCTTGTCTTTCAAGCGTTGGAAAAAAGACATCATCGTAAAATTTTTGAAAGTATTCCCAGAATGCTAATGAACCTTTACGTCCATCTAAGTGTTGATCAGTAATTAGAGCGACGGTCATAGTTTACCTGAGACAGTTCCATCATATGTAGAAAAACTAGAGTTCTCCCATCCTTCTTGGAGACCTTTAAGGTGGAAGCGTGTGTGATCGATACACACTTCCTTGGTGAGGGCGGTGATGTGCTCCTTACCTTCCTTATCAACGCTAATCCAGAGTCCAAATCTGGTTTCTCGGACTCGGAAACAATCGTCAATCCATTCATAATCTTGGGTCTCACTCATCGGTTCATTCTAATTTCAATGTTCTCCTTGATACTTCCCATGTCAGAATAGGAAGCATTCATACCCGCCATACTACCATCATAGGTGTCGGTGTGCATGACATGATTAAACCCAGTCTTCTCTAGAATCTTTTGTTTGATATCAGATTGACGCTTCTCCTTTTGAATCCTACGTAGGAAAGCGTAGTAGATGATTTGGGTAAAGTAAGCAAACGGGTTCTTCGATTTTTCAGGATCAAAGTTGTTGATATACTGTACACAGTTCTCAACCCCATCAGAAATCATATCCTCACGGAATGTGTAATTGACAAAGTTGGGTTTGTAGGAAAGGTGAGTAGCGATTTTGAGGAAGCAATCACCAATGTACCGAGGGATACGAGGCAGTTCGGTATCTGCTTCTTTTGCCGCCAGCATCTTAGTTCTAAAGACAACGATTGCCTCTAGGAACTCTTTGTTATTGACGTAATACTCGGTATCTTTCTTTGCCATAGGACATGTTTTGGTTTGCTTACTTGTGAACAGTATAGTGTAGAACTGGGATCTTGTCAACTAGCTTGACAAATCCTCAGAACCTCAGTAGGATAACTCTGTGAAGGGTTCAGGAACAGGTATAGCTTAACTACTTTTAAAGATCTTTTCTAGAACCTTCTTAGTTTCATTGATCGATCCTAGGTAACCATTCTTTGTAGAGAGTTCCTTAGTAGGAACTTGACCAGGGTTATCATCCTCTTCATGTGATCCGTCAATGAAACTTAGATAATATCTTTCGATACGTTTATCTAATTCTGACATAGTAAGAACTGAATCCATGGGAAGGATAAAGGACTTGTCGTATGTAGCATGTAACCAATCTATAAGGGCGAACCCATCTACTGTGTGTCCGTTCTTTCTTTGCTTGACAGGTTCAACCCTCATGGGTTGATCTAAGAAGAGAACATCATCTTCTGGTACGTAACAAACTTTGGCAATTATTTCTTCGCCTGTAATTAATTTAATGATCGAATAAAATTCATCTTCCATATTATTTCATTTTAATAGGGATTACTTCATACTTAAAGTTTTCCTCTTGGTAGATTTTAATCCTCTCGGTTAAGTGGTTGAGAGTGTAGTTGTGTCTACTATTAGAAGAGATATCGTCAGCGATATCATATAGTGTTGCTTGAGTTTTTCCTTCGCCTTTCCTGAGGACACGTCCGATAGACTGGAGGTTACGTACCCGTGACTTACTCGGGGAAGCAAAAATAATATTGTGTAACTTTTTAATGTTGATGCCTGTGGAGAACGTGCCGTAAGAGGCAATGATGATAGCGTTGGTTTCCTTCTCAGTAATCGCTCTTACTTCTTCTCGATCTTCAACATCGGTGCCGCCGTGTACAAAGAAGACTCTTCTATTGGCGTCCACTGTATTATTTATGAGTTCATAAAGTGGTTCCCCGTGCTTCTCAACGTAGTTGAATAGCACAAGTGTGTTCCCGTCAATATCATTAACTAGGTTCTTGATTAAATTATTACGCCGTTCGTGAGTAACAATGTACTCCATCTCACTGTGGTAGTCTTCAAAATATTGATACTCATGTTTGCAAACTAGAATCTTAATCCTGAAATTGGATAGGTATCCTTTCTTGATTAGGTCGTCTGTCTTAGTAACCTTCTCACAGGCACCGAACAGACCCTCTAGCACCCACTTGTGGGTCTTGCTACCATCTAGTGTACCCGTGAACCCGAAACGGTACTTAGCGTTGTGTAGCTTGGTCATGATGCCTGTCAGACTCTTCGACTTAAACAGGTGTGCTTCATCACCGATAACACAGTCAATGTCGTCAAAGTATCTTTTGGGAAACTTGTAGATTGATTGCCAGGTTGAAATAACAACTGGTTTATCCGTATCTTTATCCTTGCCCGAATATATTGTATGGCAGTATTCGTCTGCTCCCCATCCATAGTCTTTGAAGTCCTTAATCATCTGCTCTACGAGGGACGTGGTGGGCACCACAAGCAGGATCTTTTTACCCGATGCCACGTAGTAGCGAACAAGACTGTAAATCATTAGAGACTTACCCGATCCTGTCGGAGAAAGAAACAACCCTCGGTTGTTCTTCAGACCTTGATAGACAGTACGGTATTGGTAGTCTCTAGGTTTGTATTTAGAAATTTTATCCATAAACGTTTTGACACCAGCAGGTGACACAAACGCATTGTTTTCTTCTACGTCCCCATACCAATCGTTGGGTTCGTAGCTTAGTCTATATTTTCTTTCAGTACACCATTGTTTTAGATGAGGGAGTAACCCGCCATACAATTCACCTGTAGCAGGGGAGTACAGATGAATCATACCATCCCAGTATCTAAACCTAGGTTGTCGTTTTAGAAACTTTGCCTCTGGTAATTCAAAGGAGAAGTAGTCTGCTAATTCATGATGAACATGTTGCTCGGAAGTAAGAGTGAGATATACCTCGTTCTTTTTCTTTACTGTAATCAAGGAGGACATTAGTTTCCATTAATAAACTTCTCCCATTCAATAGCATTTTTCACATGATAGTTTCTTTGAGAAACCATCTTCAAAACATGGTCTAAGAAAAACAGCAT